TGTAAATGCCGGATTTAACAGCATCTACAGCGAATTTACGCAACTCCTCATCGTTCTGATAAACCACTACATTACTCATGGGTGGCGACCTCCATTTCCTGTGCGGATTCGCCTTCGACAATCAAATCCGCAACATCGAAATCACCACCCAGATACGACAGGCTAGAGTAATGCACAAACACTACCGCTAGCACACCTATTTCATCTTCGGTAGCCCCGCAAATACGCAGAGGCTGATCTAATCGTACTAAATAACCCAGAGCGTTCCCGTCATTCTCGTAGTACGGAATGAGCGGTGAACAAACTGTACCATGCTGTGTTGATTCGGCACTCTGGCCGACCAAATTGTGTACATGCACCCGACTATTGAGTGGCATGAATTCTTGATCCATGATTCTGTCCTCCAGAAAAGTGTTAGTGAAAAATCCCCTTCCCACTTCAATAACTTTATAGTGGTAACACTAAACTGTCAACCCTGAACGGAAAATAATTTTGTTTTTTCTGCTAAAAGGCGTAAGATGAATTGTGGGAAAGCTCAGTTCCTAGAGGATATGTCATGAAAAAGGTATCACGGGATGATGAACCCGCAAACATCCAGATCACTCGCAAGACTCTAAAAATTTTGCAAATTATTTCGGCGTGGAAACACACCACTATGCGAGACTATCTTGAACAGTTGGTACTAATCCACGGAGCGAAAGACCTTGAGGAAGCTCGCAAGGGAATAGATGATCTTCTAAACTAATCTAAGTAATGACTAGGTAACTAATAGGGTGAAGTGTATAACACTTCACCCTATTTTAGTTTAACTACTAATTTAGTTTTTATTAGTAGTATATTAGTAGTATATAATAGCAAATCGTATGCCGTTAATTCCTAGGACTAGCCTATGGTTTAGTCCTACACTTAGTCCTACACTTCGAATTTTTTGAGATTTTGAAAACGCTATAAAACAAGGCTTTTTTGGTTGTGGTTTTTCTTGATTAGGTTTAGAAAACCATTGCTCTATCCACTGAGCTACAGGGGCAAAACTAGCCTTTTCGTGATTTCCAAGCTAATCTAGTCCTACACTAAGTCCTACATTAGCCAAGGAATCCGCAACGCCTGAATCTTTTATAATCAGATGGTCATAAATAGTCAAAGTCGTTACAACGCTAGCGTGACCTAATCTAGCACTCACCACCCGAGGGTCTATCCCCGCATTTAAAAGCGTTGTCGCATGCGTGTGGCGTAGATCGTGGATTCGCACTCGGAATCCTAGTTTTTTTTGCAGCGGATTCCAAAATCTTCGGTACATATTGGGTAGGTTTACCCTGCCCCCCTCTGGGGCAGGGAATAACGGATCACTAGAAAGCCCCCTATTTTGCTCTAATAGCGTGTTTAACTGTGGAGATAGGGTTACCCTTCGTTTAGAGCGTTTGGTCTTATTAGAAGTTGTTTTAGGGCCTTTATTTAAGGCATTGTAAGTTTTAGTGATATAGACTGACCCGTTGTATAAATCTTTCCAATCTAAAGCGATTGCTTCCCCGACCCTAGCACCTGTATCCAGCAAAAAGGCAATCAGATGGTAGTAGCTACTGGATTTAGACTCATGCAATACTTGGCGAATTTGCTCTACATTCAGGCTTATCCCTTGTGCCTGTTCGTAGCGTGGAATATGGTGTTTGGAAATGGTTAGGTAGGATTTTACCAGACTGCGAAGGCGTTTTACTAAGCGGTTTTGTTGCGGTACACTCTCTACCTTTGTTCTAATCCTAGAAATAACAAAGGGTAGGTTCTCCGCAGTTACATATTCGGGGGTGTATTTTTGCAGTTCTCGAATTTCAAACTCATACCTACGCCGGGTAGATTCCTTTACCGAAATTTCGGCTAGAAATTGAGCTACCAAACTGGAAAAAGCATGCTTGCTTGCTGTAGGACTTGTAGGACTTGGTTTAGGGGCAGACGGCAATTTTGCCTCTGCCCCACTACGGGTCTTGGAATATTTAAACACTCGCTGACCATCTACGACATAGGCAGCGACCCAAAGTTGTTTTTTGGAATTAAATGAAATACTAGGCATGGTATCCCCCTTGCCTAGTATAGCAAATTATAAATCCAGACGCAGCGTACTACCGTTCAGGTAAAATCCAAACTGCTCGTAAAATTTAGTGAGTTCGGGGTCGCAATCCAAAATCACCTTATACGCTCCCCGAATATGGGATATTGTCAAAGCGTAGCGGATTAATTCTCTAGCAATCCCTTTGCCCCTATACTCGGGAAGAACGGCTAAATCGTCGATAATAGCGTAAAGATAGCGGAACTGTAGTTTGGTATGGAAATACAGCGTGATCGTACCTACAGGTTTCCCCTCCTCCACATAGATAAAGGTGGGGTTGTTTCCATCGTAATTTCGATCTCGTAATAGGTTTCTGCGTTCTTCTAGAGAGGTAAATACGGGGCCTAATTGTTCCAGCAGTTTTTCGTAGCCGTTTAGTAAATCAGTTTGATCCAATCTCCGAATTTTTGAGAGTGAGAACAAATTCTTGCTCCTTAAGAAAAAGTTCCTTGATGTAGCTAGTGTTAGGAGTCATCTCGACCAGAGCAATTCTCTCATGGGGTTTGAACCGAGGGGCATCGCTATAGCTGACATAGTGCATGATTTTCGCCTGTGTCACTCCTAGCTGGTGCTGCACCTGTGGGTAGTAGTAGCGAGGTATCCAGCCCCGTAGGGCCTCTAGATGGGCCTTATCGTTAGGGCATTTGATTTCCAACACTACAGACTCACATTCCGACAGACCATCTAGAGAGGCCTTAAACCAGCTATATTTGTCATGTTCGACACACACGGGAGTCATGCGAAGGCCCGTTAAATCCTCGTACATGGCACGAACTATAGGCTCGAGGCGTTTGCCTCTAGCCATTCGCTCATTTTCGTAGCCCTCGGATTCCAGACCTAGTTTGCGATTCCGTAAATCCGCTTCTTTCATCCACGGATTTACTCCCATCAGTACGGAACAGTCAGAACCACCAACCCCCGATCTCCTCCAAGCCAACCATTCTGGCCCTTCTTGGGCTATAGTGATTTTTTTCATAGCGTTTGTCCTCTGAGTGAAACAGGGGTAGTTCTAATTCCGCTCGAATTTGCATGATACGAATTTTTTCGCTCGAACCGGGTTCCGCATTCGTACCTTCATAGGGATCAGTATAACCCCAGTCGTAGATTTTTCTAGCCGAAACCCCGGTATTATCCGGGGTTTTTTGAGGATTATTACTATCTTCGCTAGTCCTAGAGTTAGGCAACATTCTTTAGGGCATTTCTAATACCAAATGCTGCCATAGCCCCTAGCACGGATTGGATTGCCTGTTCGATCTGCCCCTGAGAAAACTGATACAGGGCTAAACCGACCAGACCAGCAGCAGCAATGTAGGTTTTGTAGCCTTCTAACATTATTTACCCTCCATTAGTTTTTTTAATTCCTCACTCAAGTCAATTTCCTTGGCTTTTTTCTTCTGATCGGAAATAAGTTTCCTAACCGCCTCCACAACGGGATGCTCTTTAGGTTTAGAATTGTTTGCCAAAAACCAACCAACTAAAGCCCCCAGAACAGCAGCAATAAGGATATTCGCACTAAGCATCTCTAGACTCCTTTTTGAACAGAACAACCACGGCAATAGCTATCCCTAACAGGGATAACAGAACGAGGGGGTTTTCACCGCTACCTCGTAGATCGGGATCACCTTCCCTTCTATAGTTGGGGTCTGCCTTCCGAAGGGCTGTTACAAGCCCTTCGGGGCCATCTACATAGTCATTTTGACGATGCAGCACCTTGCCGTTAGGTTGCTGAATGTAGATAACAGGCTTGCCCTCAGTAAAGAATCCAGCATCCTTAACAGACCAATGTTCCGGGGGATAGTCCTGTAAAACTACAAGGTCGTGAAATTCCTTAAAAATAGGATTATTTTTAAAATCATTCACCACTAATTTCCTGTCCTCCTCTGCACCTATCACCGTGACACGAAGTAATTTGGAATCGTCCGGGATTCCCGAAACTTTTCGTATAGCGGTGTCCTTCGATACCGGGTTTCCGTTCAGGAAATAGTGTTCGTGCTTCCCCCTTTCTAATTTGGACGAATCGACTCCGTAGTTGTTATTGCGTCGCATTTCTGCGATTGGGTCTTCATCGGGAACTTGAAACGAAACTAAAAGCAGGGATAAAAGAAAACTCATTTAAAAAACTCCTAGTTTGGAACAGGTGGTGGAGGTGGTGCTAGCCAAATAAAAGCCCATCCAGAACCGTCGTAAAGCCATCTGGATTTGAATTCCTCAGGACTCATCCAGATAATTTCCCCGGGTTTTCCGTTATTGTCGTAGATAGCTGCGTACTGCTCATCTAGATGAGCTAGGCACACCATATGAGCTATGGTTCCCGAATAACGCACTTTATCTCGACCCGCATAAGTGACTGCGGGAAACCTACCCGTAGCCAAGGCTACCCTTAGAATGGAAATATCCGACCCCTCGTACTGAACATACTCTTTGGTTTCACCTAATTTTTTAAAATACTCCTGTAGTTGTTTGTCTACCTTGCTGGGGTAGCCACCACCGGGTTGTTTGGCACACCAGTCTCTCAAGCCTCGAAGTTTTTCTAGATTCTGCCATCGGCTAGCCATTTCAATGCTAGACATCACACACATTCCCGCACCATCCACATGACTGCCGATGTTTTCAATGTGTTCGCCGAGAGGAAAATCTATTTGAATCTGTGTTTGATTATCGGGGGCTATTTTTCCTCCAAGGGTAATAGATTCGACCGAATCCTCCTTGGTAGATCGCCACGGTCTTTTCGGTTTATCGGGAACTTTAGGTTCTGGTACTGGGCATTTTCCATCAAGGCAGCTACATTGGCATGGATTACACTTACACTTCACGCATACCTTGCATGGGGATTTCAACAAGGGGAGGTCTAGTAGTTTGGGCCAACTCGAAAAAGTCTGACTCCCCAACACCAGCAAACAGAACGCTAAACCAACTAAAGCTAGTTTTTTCATCTATTTGCTCCTCTATTAGTCAAAATAAAAACAACAAAGAAAATCAAACTAACTATGCCAGCCCCATCCCTAAAACCAGTCCAATAAATTCTTTCAATTATCATCCGAACAGGCATTAAAACATCATCTAGGATTTCCACCGGGGGAATTTCCATTGGATTCATAAGGCCCCCATTTCTGTAAAGGACATTTTTCAGTTGTCCAGCTAGTTTTGGTACGCACATAACAGCCACATGCACCACATCGAGATTGAGCTAAAAATTCGCATTGGTTGCAAAATTTTAAGCGTTCCTCCTGTACCTCTAAAGGTACTCGTTTACATCCATTGAATGCCCATTGAGTCACCGATTTAGCCAAACTAGCAGCTTGTTCTTTTAAGCTGGGCAACTCGGGGGGTTGCCCATCCCATACCGCCCTTATTTTTGGATTATGGTGGTAGAACCAACATAGCTGGCATTGACTCTTATCGTAGTCGGAGTTAGGCACTACATTCTCGCAGTTACACGGGCGGGCCATTGTCCACCGTATTGAAGTATTGGATGAGTAATCTTTTGAGCTTATTCACCGTCACCTCTACTTCAGAGTTGTCGGGAAAGAAATCTATATCATGAATAGTTTTTTTGGGTAACTGTTTAGTCAGCCCCACATTGTAACCTTTGGTTCCATCCTCTAAAGTTGTTTCACTAATTGAAATATGTAGCATTTTTACTCCTAGGTTTTGATGATGAATTTTAAGACAAAGAAGGGATTCATGTGATCTACGGAACTACCACTTCCGGCTGATCCTGTATTACTAGCTGTGCCATTTAAAGTGTGACTATGATCTCCAGCAGCATTCATGATAGATTGCATATAGTAGTTATTAAAAGTTGTTCCCGGATTTAAATTCGCACCTCCACCAGAATTAACAAGACATAACATTGGTATAGTAGATGAGTGTGAATGTGATCCCGCAGTAGTTGTGCTACCAGCAGGTGTAAAACTGTGCGTATGGCTAGGCATATGGCTAGTAGTAAGGGTGTGCGACTCTGTGCCTAGTTTTTGCCCCATTGTGGTTCTAGGAGTTAATCCCGTACCACTCCCAAAAGCCATGGGAACCCTACTTCGCATATCAGGCAGTTGAAAGTTTAGACCAGAAGCTCCTGTATATGCACTACCCCCATAAGTATTAGATATTACAGAGTGTAAAGATAGATAATTAGTAGAACTAATTGAACTTCCGTCACATTCTAACCACCCACTAGGAATTGTCGAACCAGCAAACATCTGAACTGTGCCTGTGGGAACTACTGAGCTTAGGCTTACCCAGCTAGGTGCAGAGGTT